ATCGCCGCCAAGGAAAAGGCAACCGGGCACAAGGATAAGCAGGGGGTATCGGACAACGGATCTTCCCTTGGGGACCTTATGAAGGCCGCTAGGGTTCTTGGTGCCGGTGCCCGATGGGCAAAGGACTGGTCCGACGTTGTGAGCAGCTGCAAGGGGGGCGCCGCCCTCATTGTTTGGGTTCAGCAGCCAATCGGATACCCCAAGGAGGTAGAGGTTAGCGCCTGGCACGCAGGCTGGGCATCGTACTGGTCCAAGAAGGACAAGACGCACATCACTCAGGGATATGGACACATGACCGCCGCCGCATGGGATGCGGTTGAGGGGTGGCAGTGGGCCTGTCCAACGCGATCAGGCAAGGGCAAGGAGCAGTTCGGCGTCAAGGTTACAGAGGCTCAGCTGAAGGCGATTGCCGACTCAAAGCGTGCCTCAGGCGAGCACAATGCTCCACCGTTCCAGCACGTCATCATCATAGAGAAGAAGTAGAGAGGATTTTGAATAATGATTAAGAACGCAGTTCTTTGGCTCGTGAACAACACTGGTATTGACGAGATGCTCCTGGAGGCCGCAAGGGCCTTCCTGGCCGTCTCAATCGCGGTTGCTCTTGGATTGGGCGTGCCGCTCCTTGACATCTCTGACGGAGACTTCCGAATGGTTATGTCCGCAGGTCTGGCTGCCTGCCTCCAGGTAATCGTACGGGCCCTCAACCCAGAGGACGCAAAGTTTGGCGTTGGCAAGGCGAAGGCCGTTAAGGCGGAGCGGGATTCCACCTCCCACATCTCAGGGTCGGCGATCGACACCGATGGTGACGGGATCGCGGACGAGCTTGCTGGTAGCCTGGCGAACGAAACGTATGAAGACGACGCATCACAGAAGTAATCTGCTATACTCAGAAAACGGTCAATTGACCGAGTTTTTGAGAAGGGGTATAAAGAATGTCAGGAAAGAAGATCGCAAAGAAGCCAGTGGCAAAGAAGCCTGCTGCGAAGCCGAAGCCTGCTGCAAAGCCTGCCAAGAATGCTCCCGCGAAAAAGAATGCGGTAGCTAAGGGCGGCGGAATTCTAAGCAAGATTTTCGGAAAGTAATACGAGGGGGCCCGAGACCCCTCCCACAAGAGACCCTGGTGTCGCCCCACCAGGGTCTCTTACTTTTGCACACACATCCGTGTATGTTTGTGGACAAGTATACGGATATCTGTTAGTCTTGGTGTGCAGGGAACGTCCTGCCGAAGAGACAAGGAGAAGATATGTCCGTAGATGAGATCTTGGGCGAAATCAGGGGTAGCTTCATGAAGAAGGGCCCCCAGTGCAGCGTAGGGCTGATCTTCACGTCGCTCGGTAGCGATGAGCAGGAGGCTCTAGAAAAGGCGCTGTCGGACTCAACCATTGAGCTTGTTGCCGTCTCTAGATGGCTGCTCAAGAACGGGCATGACGCCAAGCCGCATACGCTTGGGCGCCATCGCCGAAAGGAATGTCGGTGTGATCAATGGCTAACCCGCTAGACGACATAAAAGCGGTTCAGAGCGAGCTGCAGGCTGAAAGAAAGCCAAAGCGTCAACACGCAGAGGGCTGGGAGCCAGGGGTGTCGTGGAATGGCAACGAGGGAACAGTCACGACGAATGGCATGCCTGCCGCGAATGCACCAGACTGGGACACCGTTCTTCGCGTGTGGGGCCTAGACCCCGCAGGCTTTGAGGTTGTAGAGCCGGTCCTCTTTAACGTCTGGGGCGACACCCTTGGGGTGTTGAATCGTCAGTGGAAGGGCAAGGTTGTCCGTAAGACTGCCGAAATGGGCGCAGATGTTCAGGAAATTATTGAAGAGATAAGGAAGCACAAGTTTGCCCGTCCAGTCGTCTCGGAGAATGGCTCCGCTCTTGTGGTGGCCATATCCGATCTCCAGCTTGGCAAGGGGGAGAACGGCGGAAGCCTAAAGATCGCAGAGAGATTCCTTGCTGGGATCAACGAGGTAGAGGCGAGATGGAAGGAGCTGAGGAAGCTTGGCGCACCCCTATCAAAGCTCATCGTTGTTGGCCTTGGGGATATCATTGAGAACTGCGATGGGCACTACGACATGCAGGCATTCCAGGCGGACCTAGACCGAAGGGAGCAGGTGACGGTTGCGAGGCGACTTATCACCAAGGCGCTTACGCAATGGTCTAAGTTTGCCCCAGAGGTGCTTGTTGCCTGTGTTCCTGGAAACCACGGGGAAAACAGGAAGAACGGCAAGGCGTTCACGACGTTCGGCGACAACGATGACGTGGCGGTATTTGAGCAGGTCGCCGAGATACTCGCAGCAAACCCAGAGGCATATGGGCACGTAAAGTTCATTATCCCAAAGAACGATCTCACCGTCACGCTGGACGTGTACGGGACGATTATTGCCCTTGCCCACGGCCATCAGGCGCGAAGGGGCGGAGGCAACCCAACTGGAAAGATCGAAAATTGGTGGGCGCGGCAGGCGCTTGGGATGCAGCCGATATCGGACGCAACCCTGCTCCTTACTGGGCACTACCACCATCTTGCCCTTGCAACGCACGGGGCGAGAACGCACATACAGGCACCAAGCCTTGATGGCGGATCTCAGTGGTACAAGGAAGTTGCTGGAGTTGATGCTCCTACTGGCATGCTGACGCTAGTTGTTGGCAATTTTGGGTGGGATGACCTAAAAGTCCTTAGGTGCAGAATCGATTAACGCTCAATCCTCTCTGCTCTAAGGAGCAGATGGTGACGAATGGCCTCGAAGTCCAGTCCGATGACTCGGTACTCGAGGCCATTTGTTTCTAGCCTGTCATTCACCCTTGGCTTCTCTCTGCCCTCGAGGTAAGGAGTCCAGAACCTGTAAACCTGCCTGGACGCCGGGCCCGTAGCCGTTGCGCTATCGCGGCTTCCGTCTTCACGAAGTGATTGGTAGTGGCAGTTCTTTACCCATATAATCTCATCGGTGGTAATTGGCGTGCCGTCTGCCGCCTGGCTGGTAGTTCCCTTTCTTTTAAGCGTGACCCGAGCCATTGCTCCTGGGATCATCTGAGGGATACCGAGATGTACTGGTCAAGTATTGCCGCTGCCGTTGGGGGTATTGCCAGCGCAGAGTAGCGTCCACCAACCACCTGTGGCAGTCGCTCCATGGTCGTATCCCCCACGGTAAGCTTCGTAAGAAGCCCCATGCCAGTCTGATACAGGGAATCCCTGGCGGCAAGGTCGATTGCAATAAGTGCGGTTGCGTCCTTGATCTCGTGAGGCGGTGTCTTGTAGCCGTGCTTGTAGACAATTTTTGCAACTGGCTGGATAAGTCCGAGGGCAACGATTGCAGGGAACAATGAGTAGGTCACGTTTGCAAGGCTGGTGACCTCAATGTAGTTCTGTGACGTGTTGATGAATAGGTCGCCCAGGTTAAACGTGGCCTTCTGCTGGTTGCTTACAAAAACCTCAACCGAGTCGACGCTGATGATTGGGTTGTTGTATGGATATACCCTTCTTGAGTCTTGATTCCAGCTGTGCTGCTCCGTCGACTCCTTGTATTGGAATGTTAGACCGCAGTAGCTGTCAACCATCGAGGAGGCAACGGCTATGAGGCGCTCAAGGCGATTGTCAGTTGACTCGCTTCCATCAGGAAGGGATATAGCCCCAAGCTCATAATCCCTGAACTCTGAGACGGTTAGATAGCCAAGCTCTTTGCCCTGGAAGGCTGTGGACCATGCGCTGCTCGCAGACGAGCTAAACAGACGATATGCATACCAGTACCCAACGGGGGCGGAGGTGTCGTCGTAGTGGTATACGCCGACGTATGCGTCAATAGTTGCAACGCTGCCCAGATTTGAAAAGGTTCCAGTTTGAGCGTTTGCATCTGCCTCGTTTGCTGCCCTGCCAATCTGGATATGAGTGTAGGAGGCTGCCGACGAGGCTGGGTCGCTGAGGTTGACGGTAACTTTTGTCATGTTCACATCCTAAAGCAATGGGGCCCGCAAATCACCTAAATTAGGTCCTGCGAGCCCCATTGCAAGCTACTGAAATTGATTACTCGGACTTGCCGAAAACCTTCTCTAGCTCGGCCTTTTGCGCCGCGCTGAGTTCGTCAGGCTTAGCGGCTGGTGCTGCGGATTCAACCGTGCAGCCCTGCGCCACTGCCTCAATGAGGTACTTCGCCTTGATGTTCGCGACACTAAGGTGGAATCTTGCCATTGTTCCGTCGCCAAAGACGATGGACGAAAGGCCGTCGTGAGTTCGTACCTTAATGATCTGATCATCGGCCACTGCCGCCTTTGCCGCGGTAACGGCCTTCTTGGCAACTGCCGAGGAGTCCACTACAGGAGCTTCTTTCTTCTCTTCAAACATTTGATGCTCCCTCTAGCCTCTTGGGCCCCAGGTTTCCCTGGGGCCCATTTGGCAGCTTACTATTAGGCCGTGACGCGAATCTTGGCCTGGAACTGAGGCGCCTTATTGGCAAACCCGAACATCACATACATGATGTAGAGGCGCGTAAGGGCACCGTTCACGCCGATCGGAATCTCGAGCGTCGTGATTGAGTCAGAGCCAAGGTATGGCATTGACCAACCGGCCTCGTCTACCACGTACATATCGCGGTAGTCGGTTCCGGAAATTGCGTATGAACCGATGGCATCACCAGGAACGGCAAGGATTGGCAGCGAGCCAGCAGCCGTAACGACTGAACCGAAGGTTGCGCCAGCAGCCTGGTCCGTCTGCGAAGGTGCATTGTAACGAACGAGGTTTGTAAGCTCGTTCACAAGACCAGCGTAGTCGGTTGGGGTGCAGACGATGGCCGACGGAGCGCCACCGTTGTCCAGGACGCCAGCAACTGCGGTGTTGATGGTGGACAGGTATGAAGCCGTCCCCTTGCCAACAATCTCGTTACCGGCTGATGCGGCCGTGCCGAGAAGCTTGCGAAGCCCGTCAAACGAGTTGGCATCATAAGCACCAAGCTCGGTTGCCGCGCCAGCAGCTGTCGTAACGGTTGCGTTGCCCTGGAACAGGGTCTTCTGAAGCTTGTGAGCAATGCCGATCACACCGCTGCCAAGCTCCTGCGAAAGGCCATTGAACGGCGAGCCGCCCTGACCAAGCGCGAACTGATTCTTGAGCGTGATACCGCGGCGTGTCGCAAGAACGGCCACGTTGGTCGTCTGGCGTGCATACGTCGAGTTATCGTCCGTCACGGTGCCGGTCTCCGTCTGGAAGACTGCGTCACCGTAGGCGGTCTGCTGGTTGAACGCGTGCACGAGGCCGTTTGCAGGCTCCTTGCGGATGCGCTCAAAGAATGGGAACTTCTTTACGAACAGGCTGTAAAGGATTGGCTCGAGGTCCTGGCGGATAAGCGCCGTACCGGCCGAGCTGTCAAGGGCCTTTGCAATCTGTGGGTTTGACATCGCAAGCTGGTTAAGCACTGCCGAATCGGCCTGCTTGCCAGCCTGTGTCGAGGCCTGAACATCAAGCATTTCGTTGAGTTCAGTTGCCGAAAGCTTTGAGAACTTCTTGCGAAGTTCGCGCTGAACGGCATAAGCCTCGGCGGCGTCAAACGATGACTTCTTCTCTACATCGATGTCTCGACCGATGTGGCCGTCGTTAAGGGAGTTTAGACCCTTCTCGACGTCCTGAAGCTTCTCTCTTATCTCAGACATTTTCTACTCCTCGTCTTGCGCCTCAAGGACGCGCTGTACATATGGGCTTAGCCACGGAGCAAACTCCGGTGACTTTACACGAACTTCCTGCGGACGGTCATAAGACTTTCTGCCGACCCCAAGAGCGCTGATGCGCTCAATGAGCTCGAGCGCCTTCGAAAGATCCTCTTCGACCTTGGCCTTCGCCTCAGCAAGTTCGGTCACGCGCACCGAAATGGCAGCGACCTCCTCGTGAGCAGCATTGGCTGCATCGAGAGCGGACTTTGCGATCGACTTAACTTCGTCAATAGACGAAACCTCGTCAGCCTCGACATTCTCCGCCGCCGGGACCTCCTCAACGGGGGCCTCAGCAACAACTTCCGCCTCTGCCGTTTCCGGCTGTACGGATGATTCATTTTCGCTGTCGGCAGACTTTTCAGCCTCCACCAGCACGGCGCCGAGCGCCTCAAGGGCCTCAATCGAAGGGTCCTTCTCAGGCTCCTCTGTCTTGGCATCCTCTTCTACATCAACGGATGGCTCAGTATCCTCTGGGCTGGCTGAGGCCTTAACCTCTTCCATCGTTTCGGCCTGATCAACTTCCGCAACCGGCTCCACTGCTGGTGCCTTCTGCTTCTCGTCTCCGTCCGTGCTGACCGTAACGGTCACGCGAGTCTTCTTCTCAAGCTCTGTATCCATACTGTTCTCCACACCACTTTCTTCCGATTTCGGAGCATCGCCCCGAATTTCCGGCTTATCTTCTACCATTGCGCCATCCTTTTCTTCAATCGCAACTGCCTCAATATCGCCAACGCTATAGCCGCTGTCCTTGGCATCAAAATTATCTTCATCAAGAAGATCAAGGTCGACACCTGCAGACTTAAGGCTCTTAATGGCGCTAGAAAGGTAGGATCGCTGGTTGGCTGGAATGCCAACGACAGAGGCCTCCATTAGGCGGATCTTCTCGATAACGATCGACTCAGGCTGGCTGTCGGTTGCCGCCTTGCGGCTTGCCTTCTCAACTCTTGCGCCAATTGACAGGCCAAGCTTGACGCCGCGCTTGATTGCGCGATATGCGCGAAGTGCCTCTGGGTTTTCGTCCTCGTTTACGACACGAATGTTGACATCCAGGTCATAAACTTCCTGGCCAGTTTCGGAATCAAATCGCTTAACAATCTGAGCTTCCGTTGCAGATCCAAAGAGATCCTCTGGGACGTTGTAATTATGATTCAAGAACACGGTCATGTTCTGTCTGGCGGTGTCGGCCATCGACTTCAACGCATTGAGGGACATCTCGTCCCCGTGAAGGTCCCTGATTGTAGAAGAGGTGGTTCCGGTTACGAACCGCTCGCCGCCCTCGTTCTCATAGGCCTTCAGGGCATTGGTGAAAATCTTGAATTCCAAAATCATATCCCCCGACTACTGCGATTTGTTGAACAGGAAAGCCGACCGGACAGACCGGTAGACTCCTGTGTCAGTAGATAGTCCCGTATAAGCACCATCAGATAATCCCCCCTAGCCACGTTGTTTTCAAGGCTATTGATTCCTACGCATAATAATACACTAGTTTTAACACAAAATGCAGGGTTGTGTGTATAATGTCAACATGTGTGAGAAGACGGCAGTCAACTGTCATCTGTGTCTGGAGCTGAACGAGGCCGAAAGCGGCCTGATCGAGATTGTCCTGGCCATGAGAAGGATCCACAAAACCCTTGCCCCCATTATGCGGAGGTATGAGGAGATACACCGGGCCCACCCAAGGTGCGCGATGTGCACCATCATGGTTGGGCCTGAGCATATGGAGGCCGACCTGGTCCCAGAGCCGATGGTTCCGAGAGCCAAGGGCCAAAAACGGTATGCCGTATGCAACGACTGCCACAAGATCCTCTCTAGGCTTAAGAGAAGCGTCCCGCAGCAGATCAAATATCAGCGTCACCTAGAAGAAGAATTGGTCAGGGTGGCAGATGAGGACGATAAGGTCTATGATGGCTTTTGGAAAAAGTTCCGCGAAGAGAATCCGACCGACCTATCGGCCGTCGGGAAGTTAATGGGAAACCTGGACTCTGTTGTGGAGATCATGTCTGAGGACTATGCTGAAGAGGTCGATGAGGATGCTTGAAGTTAGCGAAAGCGTCGAAATGCAATTTGAGGACGGTAGATACGTTGTGCCAAAGTGGTGGTCTCGTCTTCCGTCATTTCGCGGCATTGGAATGGTTGATGGGATTCGTATGATACCATTCAACTATACGGATGCCCGGGGCATTGTTAATAGGGACTTGGACCAGACAGCAATTACTAATGCCATTAGATCATGGAGAACAAGAAAGCCGAAGGAGCAGAACCCGTGGTAATGATGCCTTGGGAGCGCGTAAGCCGCTCTACAACAAATGTGCAGGCTGAAGCAGATGTTCAGGCAATAAAAGATGCAATCCTTATTCCCAACTATGACGCGCAACCTTATGCGCGCGGTGCGGGGCAAAGCACAGTCCAGAAAAGATCAGTCAATATGCTGCGCAAGTGGTCGCGTAACAATCCGTGGATTCGAGCCGCAATCAACCTTCGCAGGCAGCAGATCAGCCGAGCACGATGGGATATTGTTACGATTGACGGGGAGAGCCAGGCAAACGTGGAGGTTGTGCACCAGATTAAGCATTTGCTTCGCGACCCAAATACAAGAATGGATTCATGGCGCTCATTTATTGAGCCCGTTGTCGAGGACATACTTGTCCTTGACCAGGGGTGCATTGAGAAGGAGCTGACCGTTGGGGCACGTGCCGGAAGAAGCACTAACCCGATTAAGAATCTTTGGCCAAAAGATGGTTCAAGAATTGCGTTTGACCCAGCGTGGGACGGATCAAACCTTAAGAAGCCAAGATACTTTGAGTACGACGATACCGGCAAGGTCGTTGCTGACTACAAGAACGAAGAGATGGTGGTGATTGTTGCCAACAAGGTGACGTATTCTCCACTCGGGCTTTCCCCGCTTGAGGTTCTAGCGGAAACCATTGAGGCAGATCTTCGCGCGGCGAAGTACAACAACAACATCGTTGAACAGGCGACTCCTCCTGGCATCATTGATCTTGGCGAGGGCGTGCGCCCGGACCAGGTAGATGCCTTCAAGTCATACTGGGAAGGCGAGATTGCAGGCAAGAGCCAGACCGCCATCACGGGCGGAGGCAAGGGTGTCAAGTGGATACCAATGGCTCAATCGAACCGCGACATGCAATTCATGGAGTGGCAGATCTATCTCGCACGAAAGATCTGTGCAGTCTTCGGCGTCCAGCCGCAAGACATCGGACTAAACTTTGATGTAAACAAGAGCACGTCTGAGTACGGGGCAGCGTTCACTGCCGATAACGGGATCGCACCGCTGTGCGAGCTGATCGCGGACTATATTACCCGCGAGATCGTCTGGCTATATGACAGAAACCTGAGATTCGTCTATACGGATGTTGGCAGAGAATCGGCCCAGGCAGTTGCTGACTACTACAAGGCTGCCCTTGCTGGCCTCCCATGGCTGAGGCTGAACGACGCCCTGAAGGAGCGTGGTCAGGACGCAGTTGGAGACCTTGGTAACGAAATCTGGCTCCCAAGCCCGCTTGGATACATGCCGCTGAGGTATTACGAGCTTTACCTCAAGAGCAAGGTCGGTGACCCTGACCAGCCCGCCCCCCCAACGATCCCAGACGCCCCAGAGGGTGCGGTTGACGAATCGCCAGGCGCGCCAAAGCCGCCGGGCAAGCCGGACCAGGGCAAGGACCAGCTTGATTCAAAGCCAAATCCTGACATGAACGCGCGTCAGCAATCCGGCAAGAAGTCTGCTGTGATTATCGAGTCAGACAATGTCCTGGACGAGAACTGCCCCGCCCACGTAATTGATGAACTCGACATGTACATCGAGGCGGGGGTGGAAATCATTGCAATCACACGCTCAAAGGAAAGCCCTGATCTGATTAAGGATCTTCTTGTGGATTTCGGGATACCTGTCGCGGATGTAATTCGCAACACGTTCCCGGACGACGCCGCCCTTCACTTTAAGAGATACGAGTCTCAGAAGGTTGAAAGGGACGGCTACAATGTGGTCGCATTCTACGATACTGACGAACAGGCGGCGCGCGCGTATTCTTCGTCTCATCCAGCAGCGAAGAACATTGCTGAGGTTGAAATCGAGAATGCCGATGGGATAAACCTCGATGTTCCTTCTGGAGTGAAGTCTGAGGCTCAAAAGGGTCTTGACTGGAGAAGAGAGTTCGGTCGTGGCGGCATTGGCCCAGGCCAGCAAACCGCACGCATGCTTGTTGGCAACAAGATGACAGTTGCTCGCGTAAGAAAGATGCGCGCGTACCTTGCCAGGCATGAGGTTGACAAGAAGGGCGAGGGATGGGCTCCAGGGCAAAAGGGATTCCCTTCTGCTGGAAGAATCGCCTGGGCTCTCTGGGGTGGAGATGCTGGCAAGGCATGGTCAAGCAAGGTAATGCGATCAGTAGAATCCCGCGAAGCGAATGGCTGATAAGTTTTATCATCAGCAGCCCTGCTTCTGCATGCCATGCCGAGTTCTCAAGGATTCCGGAGAGGCGCCAAGGCCAAAGTTAATTGACGTGGACAAGGAGCCAGTCATTAAGAAAAGCCGTGGGCGAAAGAAGTCCTAATGGGTCATCGAGATCCGGTTACGCCCGCAATGAGAAAGGCCGTCTTGGCCAGGGACAAAGGGTGCGTTGGGCCAAGGATTGGCATGCACGACCAGTGCGGAAGCCAGTTTGGTCCTGGTACAGGCATCGTCCTGGAGATGGATCACGTTTTCAGCTATGGTATGGGGAGGCGAGGGCCATCAGAGGAATGGAACCTGGTGACCCTTTGCGGCTGGCATCACCGGATTAAAACGGAGTCCTCTCGCAAATGGCGTGAGGCTATATACGAATATTTGGAGGGCTTTGCATATGATCGAGGAGAATACGTCCCCTAGTGGGTATTGCCACAGCAAGATATGCCCCGCTAGGAAATGGGGAATCACGAGGAAGGGCCTGGGCCCCCTGGTAAAGAAAGGCAATAACAAGTACCACATGTCCTGCCTCCCCGAACGCGCCTTGACAAAGGGTGATACGATAAAGTAAGGTCATATTCAAGGAGGCGGTACCCTGACGGGTTTTCCGCGGAAAGGAGCAGAAACCATGGGGCAAATCGGTAATAAGGCACGCCTAGTCTCCCTCAACGGAGTTGATGAGCATGTCGTCGTCTACAATACGGAAAAGGGGACGTGGGCGATTATGCGTCTCGTAAAAACAAAGAACGAGACCCTCTTTGAATCCCACCTCAACGACGAGGACGGAATCTGGCACAGCACCAACGATGCGCTTTTGATCATGGAGCAGGAGTCGGGTGCCAAGGGCATGACTGCGGACCTT